AATTCTAGTGATATCTAATTTAGCACCGTTAGCGTGTCCTGATAAACCACTTGCGTCTAGTATGTTTGAGTTAGCAGTAGTGTTATCGCTCATGTTTACTAGAACAGTAACTTTACCACCAACATTACCACCAGCTACAACTGTATCTTTTAATGTTCTTGTTGCAATTGCCATTTTTTATTTCCTTACTTTATTAGTTCATTGTCGAAGTAATCTTCTATATCATCAACTTTGACACTATGTTTTTTTGCGACAGTATTAATGATACTGTCAATTTTATTTATTATAGGATCAGGCGCTTTATCAATCATAGAATAAACATCATTGATAGCCTGTCTCATTTTAGGAGATAATTTTCTATACTCCTTAGTTCCTTCAGGACCTATGTATCTGCGTTCTTGTAGTTTAGTTTTAAACTTCTGAAACTGCAGGTTGCTCATCTTCATCCTCTTCTGAATCTATTTCAACGGGTTCTGCTTGTAAACCAGGTTCACTAGCAACATTAACATCATCTAAACCAGAAGCATCTTTTATTCCTTCTAGTTCGTCAGCAGCATTTAACCAATCTTTAGCAACTCCAACTCTTTTATCATCCAATGCTTGACCAATCTTATCAGAAAGAGCATTCTTAAATGCGTCTTGAGCGGCAATATTATCACCGTCTGCAAGTGAATCAACCATTTTTATTACATTATCATTTGACATAATTATTCATCTCCTTTATTATCTATATTTATATCAGAACTATCGTCATCTTCCATACTTTCGCCTTCAGGACTTGCAATAATTCCTTTACTAATTTCATCAGCAATTTGACTATCAATCTCTAGGATATCTTCATCACTCTGTCTTAGAACATATTTTCTTACATATTCAATTGAATAAAATTTACCAATATATGGTCCAACTTCATTTGCAAGACTTAATCTTTCTCTAAGCATTTCTGCATTTTTAAGTTCTGCAAAGTATCCATCTTTTAAATAATCATATTGTATATGTTCTTTAATTCTTTGCCAATCTTCAATCGTGATGACACCTTTTAAAACAAGTTGTGTTTTAAGTATGTCTTGAAAGACTTGTGTAAATCTCTTTCTTAATCTCTGAATGAATTTAGTAAACTTCAATTCATCTCTTGTGATTTCAGCTGCCTTACCAATATTGAATCCGTTTTCTGATTCCATTCTTGATATCGGAACATTTAAAGATTTGTATAATTTCTTTTGAAAGTAAACGACATCTGTAATCTCACCAAGATTTTGTCCACCAGGTAGAGTAGTAACCTCTGTACCTTTAGTACCATCTCGTCTTGGTAACCAAAAATCTTCAAGCATTGACATATGTTTTCTGTCATCTCGTATTTCACCAGTTGAAGCATCATAGACAAGTTTATTTCTATATCGTGCCATAACATCTCTAAGATATGACTCTGCTTTTACTTTTGGTAAATTACCAACATCAACATAAAATATTCTTCTTTCAGGCGCCCTTACTATTCTGTAAATAACAACAGCGTCTTCAATCATTCGTAACTGATTAACAGGTTTAATTGCTTTATGCAAATGACCCATAACCATATTCTTAGTAGCGTCAACTACACCAGAAGTTACATAAGTAATAGAATCGGTAGTAATTTTAAGTCCAGCATTTGAAGTTGCACTAGACATACCTTTTTCGTTATATAAAAACCATTCATTAGTTTTTTCTATAACTTCGATTCCTGTACCCTTTGAATCTCTTCCTTTAGTTACTTCACGAATCTTTTTAATCTTTCGTGGATCAATGTATCGTATTTCTGTAAGTCCTTTTCTCGGACTCTTTGGATCTATTACTTTGTGAAAGTAAATTCTTCCATCAATATACCATCGTTTAAATATATCGTGACCCTTTTCGTCAAAGTTTAAAAGAGATAAACACTCTTGAAACTCATCTCGAATTTTGCCTTTAATGTTTTCAGATATAGAAAGTTTGTCTAGTGATATTGATACTGGACTATCTCTCTCATCTGATACTACAACTTCATTAATGATATCTTCAACTGCCATATCACATTCAGGATGTTGTGCAATCTCTCTATATCGTCTAATTAAGTCAAAGTCGTTCTTTGCATTAACTTCCATATCCAAGTATTGGCCGAAATATCCGCCAGCAGATATAGTAGTAGTTCCGTCATCTGGAGTGGCGACTGTAAACGCTTGTTTACCTGTAGCCGCCTTCTCTAGATTTTCGTCTCTGGTTATTTGGAAACCAAGTATTTTTACCATATTATATTATTCCTTATAACTATTTATTTATTATGTAGTAGTGTCAGTTTCGAAGAATTGATAAGAGAATTCTACTGTAAAAGTTTCTACTTCATTATTAGTTCCGTAGTCTAACGCAATATCAGAAAGTGCCGTAGGGAACCCTCCTCTAAATGTGTAAGATTTTAAAGTATCTCCGTTTCGATCCAATTGATCTACGAAAAAGTCAACTTGATAATCAGCAGGATTTGTTAATCCTTCATTATCAGTCATATTATTCATTCCATTCATCCATCTTTCAAATGCTCTGTAAAGTTTGAAGTCTGTATCATTCATTACAGTTATTGACCATGGATTAAATGTTCTATCACCTGTTAGATTTAGTATTCTACCTCTAAAGTTTACTGGTGTTACAGCAACATTAGAACCAGGAAGAGTTGTAGCAGAACATAAGAACGCTAAGTCTGATGTTTCTCCCCCAACTGCCGAGTAACCAGGAAAAGGTAAAGTTACCTTAAACTGATTGGCTCTTGCACCACCGCCTCTAAGACGAGATTTAAAGTCATTTATATTAGCCATTTTCTATTCTCCTCTCTATGCGCCTGCTACTTCAGAAAAGGCAACACCAGTTCTAGTAGCAATAAAGTTAAGTTGAATGAAGTTAATAGAACGAGCCGGTTTGATATAAATATCAGCCCTAAATTCGTTTCTATCAATCACATCACCTGTGTTATTAGTAGTATCACATACTACAGCAAAATCAGTAATACCTCTTCTGCCTTGTACATCTCTGATAAACGGTTCTACTAAGTTTCTAAATTGTGCCCTAGTGAACTCGTCATTGAATTCAAATAGTTGAAATTTAGCAGCAGTAGCAATCGCTTTTTCAAGAACGATAAACAATCTACGAACATTGATACGATCAAATGCAGACGGTTTAGTTTGAGCAGTTTTATCACCAAACAATACTGTACCTTGCCCAGGAAATGCAACAACAGGATTTACTCTGTTTTTGTATAATTCATCTCTTTGAGTTTGATTAGGATTGAATGCTAACTTAACAGCACCTCTAATTTGTCCACGATTGAATCCGCCTGGTGAGAACCATGCGTCAGCAACATTATCTGTACGAGCACAAAGTCCAGCAATATCTCCGTTAAGAGGTACAAATCTGAAAACATCATTATATCTATCGTACATATATTTGTAACCACTATCAAGAACAGCATAAGATGTCGAAGGTAAACCTTGAGCAAATGCTTTTACATTAGCAGCTTGTGTTATTGCATTTGCAACATTAACTACATCAGCTCTTGCTGGTGAAATAAATGCAACGCAATCTTTTCTTGCGGTTGCAATATCCATAACAGCAGTTGCCTTTGTATCGCCTGTAGCATCAGCACTTGTTTGAGATGGTCCACACATTAGTAAACTCAAATCAACAGCATCTGTATCAGCAAATTTTTCATATGCAGCAGCGATTTCACCATTAGTAGCAGTGTAATCATCTGTACCGTTTGCAAGTGAAGAAGATTTCACAACAAATGCATCCCCTAGAGTGTTATCAAAAGTTGTACCTTTTTTAGCAGTTCCAGCGTTCGCCAATGTTGCTTCGTGATCCATCCAATACACAAATTTTGATTGTGCATAGATTACATCAGGGTAAAAGTTACTTGAACCTTCAGCAGTTTTAGCATCTGAAGCCTGTGAAACGCCTTCAAAAGTTTCTAAAATAGTTCCAGCAGTTCCAGTAATTCCACCATCTTCGTCTATTACAGCGATATGTAGTTCATCTAGTGAACCACCAGCAGCCGCAACATTATCTGTTGTTGTGGGAGCATTTGCAAAGTTGAAATAAAATTCCCAATGTCTTAGTACTTTAGCATTATCAACAACAGCGTGTCTTAAACCACCTGATTCTGTAACTCCTGTCTGAGGATTGAATCTTGCGATTGTTAATACATGAGTTGATATTGCAGTTATTTTATAATAGTGTCCTGAAGGTGCACCGTCAGTTGAAGGTACATTACTTGCATCCCCAAATTCTAGTATGTCACCAACTTGCATTAAACTACCATCGTCAACAGTTATTGATGTATCTCCGATAGCTGCAGAAGTGTCAGCAACTAAATTACCACTCATTGAGTGTGGTCCGAAAGCAGTAGAGTTAGTACATTGTGAAACTTTTAAACTGTTTCCAAGTGTACCTGCTTCTCTTGCAGCATATGATCCAACACTTCCTTGTCCTGTTGAGTAGTTGTCTAGATAGTCAGTA